TACATCTAGTCCTGGTTGGTGCCGGAACCGAGGATCGTGGTGACGTTGTTGTCGACCACAGCTGCCATTCCGTTGGGCAGGATGCCGCGAGCGCCACGCCCATAAGTGACGGCGTAGTTCTCACCACCAGCGTTACCCGCGATATTCGGCTGACCGAACAGCGGCCACTGGGAACTCATCTGGCTCTGGAGCCAGTACCACCGGCGGCTGTGCATCAGCACAACATCCGGCTGCGCGAAGCCCAGCAATGCGGCCTCAGCCTGCGCGGCACCGGCCAGGATCTTCGGCCACGCCTCGACACCGGAAGGGTTTCCGTCGTCGTAGGTGACAGCGGTGGCCACATTCGCCAAACCAGTGGTGGTCTGGTTGAGCAAAGTGCTGTCCAAAGTGGATGCATAACGGCGGAAAAGGTCGTCCATCACGACCTCTTCGATTCCGGTGCCCCGCTCTGCGGCCTGCCGGGAAACGGTCTGCTGGCCCGCTGCGGTCTGAATGTTCTCAGTCAGCAACGTGTCGTCCATGTCGGTGTTCTGCACTGCGCTGTTCTCCGACGCCTGCAACGCGACACCAGTCGGAGTGGTGATCCGAGAGATGTTCACGGTCATACCGGAAGCTGGCAGATCGTGGTGGTTGCAAATGTCCGCGAAAGGCCGCAGAGCAGCAACGGCAGGGGCGTACATATCGGTGAGGTATTGCGGGACGACAAGTCCCGCAAAGCCACCGGTACCAACCGCACGCTGCAAGTACTGGCTACGCTCGATGGTCTCCTCGTGCATATGCGCGCTGAGCCGGTCATTAGCGTCGCCATCATTGAAGAAGTGCTTCCGGATCACGTCACGGAGGAACCCAGCGCCCTTACGGTCGACGTCGGGATTGTAGGTACGCTGCTCGCGGCCGACCCTGGCAACAGCGTCGTAGGCGGGCTTAGCGGCACCAGTGGACTCCGTCTGCCGCATCCGCTCAGCGGTGTCAGCCTCGTCGGTCTTGAGCTTCTGAATCTTCGTCAGTTTCGCTTTCACGCCGTCGACATCTGCGCTAGCGGCTTCACGTTCGATGAGCAGCTCGGACACGCGAGCGTCCTCAGCTGCGGTGAGAGTCGACCGAGATTCTTTCCCGGCCTGGTCGATGATCGCCTGGATTTCGAGTTTGGTTTTGGTACGCCGCTTCTGCGCGGCGACCAGCTCCAGCTCCGCCCCGGTCTCCAGCTCGTCAATGGTTGTGCTCGGCACAGTGGCCGTCCTTTCCTTTTCGTCCCAGGGGCGGTTTCGTCGCCTGAGAGGCGCATCATCGAAATGAGCTGAATGAAATGCGCTATCGCTTTACTCGTCGTCGTCAGCGAGCAATGCGCTGCGCACGAGATTGATGGAGCGGCCCTGCGTCGATTCGCTCGATTCGCCCTCGTTACCGGCGGCAGAACTGGGCTCTTTGCCGAAACGGACTTCGAGGTGTCGCAGTGCAGTCATCGCCGCACCCGAAGGCAACCGATCCATTTCATTCAGGAGTCGATGCGCTCGGGCCGCGATGGTGGTGTTCGGATTGGCCCCGTAATTGACTGCGCTAACGTCGCCGTAGTTGAGGTCCAGCTCAGTCATCCGGAATTCGGTGTACTCGTCGTTCCATTCGCCACCGTTGAGCATCGCGGCGAAACTCATCTGGTCGATGCAGCCGTCGTTAATGGCGATGGACAGATCGCCCACGTCGGATCGGGTCGGGTTCAGCCACGCTTCGGTGCCTAATCCCTTGTCGCTAGAGGACAGGACCAGCGTCCCATTGGTGGTTCTCGCCATAGTCAGCCCGGTGTGATTCACCAGGAAGGCGACATCCGGTTTCCGAGATAGGGACGCACTGAACGCTGTCGAGGCCACTGTTTCGACGTAGGGGCCAAACATGTCGTACATTTCATATGGTGTTTCCGTAACGCTGGCGATACCTGAGAGGTGAACCCACTCAGGCTCGTCGGCGGCGGCGTTGGCGCGCTTCTCCATGCTGGCCCGCAGCGTGACGGGGAACGTCAGGGAACGGGAGCGCCCCACGTCCAGCGGAGCGGCTGCGCGAGCCCGGCGAATACCATCTGGAGAGGTGTCGTCAATGGATTCTCGCCGTGCGCGCGCAGCCTTTTCACGCATTTCTTTCAAGTCGACCATTCGCTCTCCTAGGCCGTGAAAACAGGCGTCGCGGAATCAGGCCCCGGACGGTGTTTTCGGCTTCCCGGTGTCGTTAGGCGCGGAGGTCTCGCCCTTGTCGGCGTTGTCGTCGAAAGGGTCGGCCAAAGAGCCCGGCATCGTGGTGAATCCACCCTCGCCCGTGCTGGCGGACCCGGCGCTCTGCAACTCCACGAAGCCTTCGCCGTCGTGAGCCTTTTTGGTCTTGTCCTTGTCCTTGTCGTCCTTGTCGTCATCGAGCAACGGGTCGATCTTGGGCTGCGAGTCCTTGTTCTTGTCGAACAGCTTCTCGTCGTCCTTTTTCGGTGCCCGTGCGACCGGACCAACCGGGGCAACGGTCTGTGCGCGGTTGATTTCCGCGGCAACAGCAGCGGCCCGTGCCATAGCGGGTGACGTAACGCCGCCCTGCTGACGAGCGCGAGTAGTGAAACTCATTCTCATTCTCCTTGTTTTTGACATGGGTCGCCCCAGGTAGGGACTCCAACAATCGCGATGTGCCCTTAGCCGACTTCGTTTTTCGTCGGTTTCGTTGTTTGCGGCACGTCGGCTTTCGGTGGCCAGAACCGATCGAATTCGGCCATCTGCGAATCCGTCAGCGGTGGCTTGTCGTCGAGCAGTCGCGCCTCAGACGGGGCCAGCACGCGGGATTGGATCTGGTAATTGATGACCTGCGCCTGGGCGAGCGGGTCCATCCGCAGCAGCGCGCGGGTGTTGAGCTTGGCGAACTGCCGATCCGGTAGCCACTTGTTCAGGGCGTTCTCCCGGCGGATCACCGCGGGGCCCAGCGACATGGTGAGGAACTGCAAGTTGCGTTGCGCGACGTTGGCGTAGGTCACGGCCTGGCCCGAAATGGCGCTGTCGATCAGGTCCGATGGGCAGTCGAAAAAGCGGGCGATGTCCGTGGGCCCCAACTTGCGGGCCTCAATCCATTCGACGCCGGTCTGCTCGGCCGTGACCATCGAATAGTTCCAGTCTTTACCGGTCACCAGGGCGTCGCCGGTGTGCACGGTCTCTTTCAACCGGGCCTTAATCGCATTCGCTTGGACGTCAGTGATGGTGTTCTGGAGCTGGTTTTGTAGGTGGGCCCGTGGGATACCGCCGTTGGTGAACCAGCTGATGGCGAAGTCCTGAATGCTCAGGTGCTCCCCGATACACCACGCCGCGTACATAATGGGGCTCAGCCCTAGATGGAAACCCGCGACGGTGTACTGCTTTTCGTGCCAAATCTTCGACGGCGCGTAGGACTTGCCTCGGATGAAGTACTCGACGAGGACATTGTCGTGGATGTTCACGCCGACCCACGCCAACGGCACCAGCTCGATGACCGAGGGCAGTCCGTAGCCATTCTTTTCGAGGATGATCCCGATCGAGTTGCCCGCGCGGTCGAGGTCAAATTGCGTCGAGTGCATGAATTCCATGAAGTCGCAGCCATCGGCGCCGCCGGGTTTCATGAAAATCGGGGGTTTGGCGACCTGGAGGTCAGCGAACCCGAACTGGCCTTTGCGGTACACATCGACTGGGAACGTTGAGATCAGGCCAGCCCGGAGCCGCAAACACGCCCACACAGCGGAGTGCCTCAGCGCGGACTCGTTATTGATCATGTGCCCCGGTGTGAGTTGCATATTCAGCCGGTGCGGAACGATGTCCGCAGCAGTCGCACCGGGGAACTCACCGAAATAGGGGCCCTGAACGTTCGCCGTCCTGAACAGGAGGCTCACGGCTTACCTCCCGGTAGGCGGTTGTGGTGGTGTGTTGATGGCCTTCTGCCGAAGCGCGATGAGCGTGGCGAAAGCGAGGAGACACACCCCGGCAACGGTGAGCAGGCCTGCCAGACCGAACCACCACGCCGCGACGCACCCCAATCCCGCGGAAACAAGCAACATCCCCAGGGTTTCCATGACCACGATCACGATTTCGTGCACAAATCTCACAGCTGCATATCCCGCACGGTGTGATCTCCTCGACGAGTAGGTTCAATCGATGCTGACGGCGCAGGCGACTCATCACGACGTGTTGGTGTGGGGGCCAGCATCGAAGGGCGAACGCACCTCATCGGGCCGGGAACTGCCCGCCGGATGGGTGTGGTGCTGCTCGTGTGGCCTATCCGGCGTTGGCTTCGCGACAGAAGACGACGCGAGCGACGATTCCGACACCCACGTAGGTGCTTAGGAAGCACCGCGGCGGTACACGGCTAGCGCACCGACGTTGTCCATGACGACCACCGTCACGTCCGGGGCCACTTCACTGAGCCGTTCCCGTACCTGCTGGGCCTCGGCTTGGGTGACTTTGCCGGTGAACCCGATGATCAGGGTGTCGCCCGGCCGGACGGGTGAAGCCCACGACGTCGGTAAAGCGACGTTGTCAGCGTCCATCAGAAGCGGTTCTCGGGTTTCGCGATGGAACGCACCAACGCGGAGAACCCTTCCTCAAGGTGGGTCTTCGCGATGGCAGCCCACCGCTTATCGCAGGACAGTGCGTCGCTGGTCAAGGTCCGCCAGAACATCCCGACCTGGATTTCGAGGTCTTTGATCGTGTTCATGCAATCAACCTCGTCCTGAGTCAAATCCCGGTAACCCTTAATGTCCGCGCTTTTCACAAGCGGGTGTCCTTTTCATTGGTTTAGTAGACGGATTGGAGTACGTCGTAGCGGGCGGGGCCATACACCGCGAGACCGTGCAGCGCGAGGGTCACCGCCACCAGCGGCGAAATGTCCTGCTCGGTGGCGCGGCGACCGAAAGCCCAGCCACCATCCCCGACATCCCTTTTTTTCGCTGCCCGGACTGCCTCGTCTAAATCGAGCTGGCCGAGGTGGCGCACCGGGGAGGTATCCGGCGGCGAGCTGGCCGCTTTGAGCATCGAACCCGAGGCTTGGGCGACTTCGCGCACGTTGACCGTCTGGACTTCGATCCCGGCCTCGATCAGGTCGGTGAGTAGAGCTCCAGCCGGACCGGAGGGGTCGAGCACCCACGCAGCGGGCTTCCACTGGGTGTCCAGCTCGACGACGCGGGGCACGATCCAATCCACGCCGGGCCGGTGGTCGAGCTGGTCCGCGCCGGTGATCTCGATGTGCACCAGGCCGTCATCGCGGTACCCCGCGGTACCGATCGCGCCGGATTCCAACGCTGGCGCCACATCCAGGGCGAACACCATCGACCCCTGGATTTGCGACGACGGGTCCATCAGCCGGGCCCAGGCGATCGGGTCGATGATCGGCGCACCGCGGGGGTCATCCCAGATCCCCAGGACCTCACGGGCGAACTCGACGGCGTCCATGGAGCGCTGCGCCAGGGCGAGAGTTTCGCCGGTGATCCGGATCCCGTAACTCGGGTTCGCCTTCGCCCACATTTCCGGGTTCGCGGACACGCCTTCGGGGTTTAGCTTGTAGACCTCTTCGTCGATGGACCATTCGTAGTAGGCCAGGCCAGGGTCACCCTCGATGCCGCGCTGCCGTACCCTGCGCAGTGCATGCGAAGCTGGTTTGCCAGCCGAGCTGGCATACCACAATTGCCAGTTCGGCCTGGCGAACATAATCGGCATGAGAGCACCAATATGGTCATCGGCGACCGCGAAAGCCTCATCCATGAAAACCATGTCGCCCGACCAACCACGCGCGGTGGATCCTGACCTGGCCACGAAGTCCACACGGGCCCCGGATTTCAGCTCAATGGATTGTTCCTCATTGCTGATCCGGATTTGTTTGACTTCGCGTTCCAGGTCCGGGGTCGACTCGATGAGCTGTTGGATCCGCATCCTGGTGCGACGCGAAGTCGCCATTAAGTGAGCGGTGTAAACGACTTGGAGATTCTGCAAGTAGATACCGGCAAGAATGGCGACCTCAATAATAACGGTCTTTCCGTTCTGGCGCGGTATTACAAGGCCAACCTCAGGTGCCGAAAAACGACCCGTAGCTGTTTGTCCTAAAGCGCCTCGCAATACGTTGCGTTGCCACGGATCCAATTGCTGACCGGTCATCGCGGCTAACTCGGCGGCTTTTTCCCCGCCGCTAGTCACCCACGGCGGAACCGATTCGACCCGCGGTGTCTGCGACCCCATCGGCATTGGTGCGGCGAGCCCGTAGCTCATCTAGCTGGCTCCTCACCGGCTGCACCGGGGTTTGTGCTTGCTGTTTGCTGGCGGCTTTCTCCTCGCGCTGCGCGAGGCGGCGTAACTCAGCCAGGACGCGCTGCACGCCGCCACCGCTGGCGTGATGCCCGGCGTCGAAGTTGCGAGCGTGCATCCGACCCAGCTCAATCAAACCGCACTCTTTGTGCTGAATATCGTCCGAAAGTTGCCGGATCTGTTTGTTAAATGCCAGAAGTGTGGTTCTACTGCCCATTGCTGTCTCGCAAGTCGGCCACGCGGCGCATCCACGCCACAGTTTTTCCACCGCCCGTTGGGTGATGTGTTTCGCTGACGTTCGCGTGTTCGCGCAGCATTTTCGCAGTCGGTGGCAGCGGCACCAACATCATGCCTGCGAAGCGCAGCATCCGATTCAGGTATCTCATGAGAATCGTCATTTTAGAACCATCCACCTAGGAGCCAAGCGCTGACAATGATTACTACGAGGCAATGGACGTCGTCTTTCAACCAGATTTTGAGCCGGTCCAAGACGTTCACCAGTAGTGCCGACGTGGGCCAATTTGGTGGCCGGTCGCGCCGACCAGCTCCAGAATCACTCCGACCACGACCAGAATGATTCCCAGCGTGATGAGCAAGTGAAGCGGCAGTAGGAACCCCACCACCAGAAGGATTAAGCCAAGAACGATCACCGCAGCCCCCTCTAAAGCGCGAGTTCATGTGAATTGAGCGTTGTTACGGTGTGGCATGTCTGAGCCGAACGGACCCGACCGGGCCCTACTGATCTGCAACACCTTCGCCGAGGGCCACGGAGTGCCGTCCGACCTGCGGACCTGCGGTTCGTGCGGTACCGACGTCTGGGTGTCCAGGGAGATGACGCCCGTCGTCGACTCCGGCGAGGCCTCCCCGATCTGCGGGCCGTGTTGGGTGGTATACGACTGCCCCGACGAGGCCACCTACGCGCTACACCCGCGTCAAATGGCTGGGCTGGCGCAGTCCCAAGTCCTCGACTTCGCCCACCTATTCATCACCGAGATGAACGAGCGGCGCCAGCGATGAGCACCGAAGCGCCTATCGCGTTCAGTTCGCTACCAGCTGACGCATTCCCATTCACCGTCGAATTCATCTCCCACGACACCGGTCAGGTCGTCCATACCATCGACGTGCCCGAGCCCGGCGTGCTCCGTGTACCACCGCTACGCGACGAGCACGGACCGGTATGGGCCCGGATCAGCTACGCCAACGGCACCGTGGTCGAAGTCGAGTACGCGACCGGGCTGCCGCCTAGGGAGTGACAACGTAGGTTGTCACATCCACCGGAGCGATCAGCGTGTTCAGTGCGGTAATAGCGGCAGCGTTATCCACACCCAAGTTCAGGTGAACGGTGTTGTTCCCACCGCCGTAATACATTTTCGCGGTACCGTCACCTAACAGCTGGATTTGCCAAATCTGATTCGCGTTGAAATACGTGTTACCCGCGCGAATGAACATCACCGGACTAGCCATCGGAAACCGTCGCTCTCCATAGTTCAGCGTGCAAGAATTCGATACCCGCGCGGGCTGCGCACTGACTGTCTTCTGACCGGTCGCCCACCATCAGCGCGAGATCCGGCGGGTAGTACTCGTCCTCGTGTAGGTCACAAAGCCGCCACAAACCCTCGAACACCAAGCCCGGTGCTGGTTTGCGGCCGAAACACGCGGCCATCTCCGGGTCCTCCGATGCAGGGTGGTGCTCACACCAAATGATCACATCGAACAAATTCTCCGCGAGGGCCATCGTGCGTTCCATTGCTTCGCGGCAGTCCTCGTGATCGAGGTAGCCCAACGCAATACCGCCCTGGTTGCTGACACCCACGATCCGACCACCGGCCGCTGTCCACTCCCGCATCCGGTCCACCGCGTCAGGGAAAATGACCACGTCATCCGGCGTGTTCACGAACCTGCCCAGCTCGGCGCGGCCATGGCGGACCGTGCCGTCGAGGTCGAGGAACAACACCCGCGTCGCATGCCGAGGCACCTACAGCTCCCGGCCGCCGCGGTACCAGGCCCAACCGCCAGCCAACGCCGCGGTGACCAGGCCAGCCACGAACCCGACCGCACCAGCAGACGCCCAAATCATCCGGCGCTTACGTCGGCCGCCTAGCAGCTCGTCGAGCACCTTGTGCGCCTGGCCGCGGATCGACTCAATGTGATCCGCCGCGTCGTCCACCATGTCATCGCCCATCTGTCGGAAAACCCCCTGTGAAAAAGTTGTGAGAACATGACCGACCGCTCATCGCACGGCCGGAGGAAACCCATGGCGCCGCGGGTGCTGGTCCGGGACTACAAACCGCGCTGCTACGGCGGCGCTGAGCACGACGACGATTACCGCGTCTGGTGGGATGAGGCGTGCTCATTCCGCTGTGAGGTAATTGGCAACCTTCCGGGCTCTGATCCCGGCCCTCCAGGTTCGAGTCCTGGCAGCGGAGCGCAATCCGCCATGGGGTAACCGGCAACCCACTGGGCTTTGATCCCTGCGATCCAGGTTCGAATCCTGGTGGCGGAGCCGCGTTAGGGCTGAGCTGGCCTTGGGTTATGGCACTCGCAGCGACAGTGCGCGTCGCAGAACTTGCACCGGCCCGGCCGTTTCTCGCCGCCATAGCCAGTCATCGAATTGCAGTAGTCGTGATCCCCATGCCAGCACGCAGTGGACAAATACTCGTGGGTGTCAGCGACCATGAGAACAGCCCCCAGTGACGCCGTGGTCGCGCCAATGCTCAAGCGCCGCACGGCACTCCTGCGACGACACCGGATCCGCTAGAGCGCCGCAATCAGCGTCACACCGGACGAACCCGTGGTCGGCTTGCCACTGGTGCAGCCGCCAGCTCGACAACGGCGGCTTGCCCCCAGTGGCCTCATACATGCCGTGGCGCTCCGCGTGCGCTACCAGCTCGTCGAGCGCTTCGGACCGATCGGCATTCATTTCAACAACCCCCGACACCACCAGCGACTCTTATCCTCAGACGAGTACAGCGCCGCGAGCTGGTCCTTAGCGCTGGCCTTCGTGGCATGGCAACCAGCTACGGAACCGTCCGAGGTTTTCACCACCGCCCACGGTTTGTCGCCGCTACAGTCACCACCGTTGTGCTCAATCTTCCACGGCATTAGTTACTCCAGCTGCTCGGTGATCTCCCGGCGGCCTTCCCGGCGTTCCCGCTGATGCGTTCGCCGTTTGATCCGAGCGATCTGCCCCGGTCGCCATTTCAGGTAATGTCGCCACTTCGTGTACGCGTCGCTTTCATCCCACGACCGATCCACCCGCCGAGCCATGTTCTTAGCCCGTGATGTTCAGGGTGTAGCGGCCACCCGGTGTGAACTGGTCGGCTACCGACGCCTTCACCGTCATCAGCATATTCAGCTGCGGAGTTGCCGGGGCCCACGCGCTGTTGGCGCTGTCTTGGAAATCGGGCCGAAATGTGAGCTGCGAAGTCGCCGTGTCACCCAGCCCCGTGGTGACCACGTGAGCCAGGATCACCTCAGCGGTAACCGACATCACGGGACCTCCAAGTAAGCGAAATGGTGTTCACCTTCACCCGCGGTTACCGACGTTACCCAATAAACATCATTACCGTCTAAGAAAACCTGGCCGTTCACTGAGCTAGACGGCGCCGAGCCCCACACCCGAACAATCATCATCGGGAACACGTCACCAGCGGCGACACCATTGCCGACATGCAGCTGCGCCCCATCCATCCGAAGACGATGCTCCGCTAAGTGCGTCATCGCGTTCGCGCGCCGCTTGTTGACCATGTCTGCGTCATAGGAATCCAGGGTGTAATCCACCAGCTGGCCGATGGTCGGCACAACCGCAACGCTCACTTGCGCCTGCCTTTCGGGGAAGATGAAGCGATCATGAAAACTTCCTGAAACGTCCTGGCCCCGTGCGGCGATAACCTGCTGCCGGGTGGGGGCCCCCACCCGGAACCGGAAAGGGAGGGACAACTCCATGCGAGTTGCTGAGGTATTCACGCCGGTCAAGTCGGATCGGAATGGCCGGGGCGGGGACCACTGGCGTAACCGCTGGGACCGTGACCGTTACGGCCACTGGGGCTGGCACCGGCACCACCAGCACTACGACAACCGGCGCCGCGAGTGGTGCGACGACTGATCGATCCAGCTCGACAACCAGCGGGCCCTCACGAGGCGGTGGGGGCCCGCTGGGCTGTCTAAGAGCGCCAATGGCCCGCGGTAGCTTCGCCGCCATGAGTGAGCGCATCGTGATCGAAGTCGAAACCGGCCCGAAATGGACCCGGCTCGGATCCGTAGCCCCCGACGAACCACCCGGCATGGTCGATGCCTACGCGTTCGGCTGGCACAACGGGCAAGGGCCCTGCGTGTGGGATTCCACCGACCTCGACCTCGACGTCACCGCGCATCTCAACACCGGGCCCCACACCATCCCAATCACCGGCCGCGACGGCACAGCCAATGTTCGGTTCCGGTACCAGCGCTCATGACGACCTACGCAATGGGGCTGCTGCTCGGGTTCGCCGTCGTGCTACTAGCCGCGGAACTGATCTTCGTTTACCTGACCTACCCGTGGGATCTGCTCGGGCTCGTGGCGGTCGGCGGGGCACTGGGCTATCTGATCCCGGCCCTCTACAACGAACAGACCCGGCGGTGACTGGATGGGCCATCCAGCAGCACAGCTGGGGACCTAGTCGACCGTTGTGGTGCTGGGGGGAAACCGGCCGGTGCATCCACCTGGAGGTGCGCAATGACAGCCAGTTCTACGAAGACGACGAACCCCTCGACACCATCCAGCGGGCCCGCGGCCGACCACCCGACTTCGTCACCGGGCGGCTGTGAGCTGTGCACCCTCGCGAGGGCCTACGTCGCCGAACAGGGCATCGACGTTGTCATCCTGTGTCTGTGGTGCGGTGAAGGGAGGGACCGTTGAGCGCTGGATTCTGGTGGGCCATCGCAGTCGGTGCCTTCGCCAACTTCATCACCGACTGCACCGCCGCGCACTACATGGGCAACCAGCTCGTTATCCCCGCGGTGCTCGGCATCATCGCTAACATCCTCGCGATGCTCGGCGCCGCCGCCATCTACGACCACACCAACCCGCCCGTGGTGTAAGGAGCCCGTCCTGATGACCACCCCGCCGACCCCGCAGATCAGCGAGAGCTTCGAACACGCGCTGAAAGACCTGATCAACACGCACGGCATCGACGTCTACTGCGCCACCACCGACTACATCCTCGCCGCGTACATCACCGGAGTCCTCGAAGGCCTACGGAAGATCAGCCTCGACAGGCGAGCCCGCTGGGCCGAGCGCGAGCGGCAGGGCACCAACTAACCGTGGCCTTCGAAGACTCCTGCTGGCTGTGCCTCGGCCTCGGTGGTATCGCTATCCACTACAAGCTGACCGAGCAGCTCGGCCGCCAGGTGCTCGTACCCCACCGCCCAGTGTCCGAGTCGCACCCCGTGGCGCCGTGCCCAGTCTGTGCGCCGTGAAGATCCGGGCCACACACCCCTACAGCTACCGATCCGGCGAATGGGCGGAACTACTCACCACCGCGCCCGGACCCGACCGTGACTGCTACGTCGTCCAATTCCCTGACGGGGCAACGGACTTCTGGGTTGTCGACGACCAGCACGCCGGGTACGAATTCGAGCCCTAATCGGTGTGGGCGTCTTCTGCTCGGCTGCCCTGCCACGCTGAGAAGTGCCCCGCGATGTTCGCCCACACCGACATCAGCACGATCCACTTAATCGACTCACTCCACCACAACAACGACGGAATTATCAGCAGCACCCACACAGTGGTCAGCGTCGCGTGGACGTGACGCCAAGTCTTCGCGTTAGGAACGCCCCAAAGAGGCATCAGTTAAGATCTGACGCCGCGGTGCCTACGATCCCCATCATTCAGCGGACCAGGATTCTGCCCCCTCACGGCAGCCACGCGGGTTCGAATCCCGCTGGGGATACCCACCGCAGGCGCACCAGCCGAAACAGCCGGAACAGCCGGGGTACCAGCATCACCAGCGTCCGGAATCGGCAACGTGCCCACCCCACCGCACATCCCGCAACCACTAAGCGCATGACCCGCACCGGTACCGTGGCACCACGGACACTTCTTATGCTCCATGACGAATCCCCATCATCTAGCGGCCTAGGATCCTGCTCTTTCACAGCGGGCGCGCGGGTTCGAATCCCGCTGGGGATACGCCCGCGCTGGTACGTCATAGACTCAGACCTATGAGCGACACGGACGGCATCAGCGATGGCTATCACACGTTCGGTGAGCTCTATGAGCACCGGTCAGCGTTACTGGCATCCATCATGCGAGAGTTCCCCGCATTGTCCTGGATGGCCCGGCAGCACCACGACGGATCGAGCTATCCGGGTTGGTTCATTGCGGGAATGCAGCTGCCGACCGGTCCGATCTCTTATCACCTGCGGATTGACCCGTGGTGGAACCTCCTGGCGACCACCGGCGCGACGATCCGTCAGAATGCCCCGGAATGGGATGGTCACACCCCGGCAGATGTGGTGAACCGACTGGTGGAATGGGTTGGGTCTCCTCGTACGCGCTGGACACACGACCAGCAGCGCAACCGCTAAGCTCCGGCGACCGGACCGCGCCGAACCGACCCCCGGAGCAAACCTGTGATCAAGGCCCTCGCGTTCACCCGCTACTCCATCAAAAGCGCCCTGGCCAACGCGGTCGGCCGGATGGTGCTCACCACGCTGGCCGTCGCAGCCATGGCGTTCGCCATCGTGGACATCAGTGGTCGGGACTGGCTCGCCACCTGCCAAGTCATCCTGTTCGGGGTGTTCAGCGTCGCCGGGGCCAGTCTTCTGTACGTCGCTGGCCAAACCGGCGAGGCGACCGACTGAAACACACGACCTACCGCTTAACGCCCACCCAGTTGATCAACACGAAACGTGACTAAAAATTGCGGAGAGAGAAACGCCCGGCGATGTGATCTCCGCAATGATTTTCGTACTAAAAATGAACTTTGTCCGTTATTACTGTGTGTGATTCATTCGTTTGCGAGTTGACATCATTTGATTCATTCGTTTGCTATCACATTCACTCGAATGCTACTTGCATTGTGATGTTTCCACGTGTGCAGTAATGATGATTCACTCGTTTGCCTACTTGCATTGTGATATCATTGAGTTATCACACGATGATGCATCACACGTTTGGTCTATTGCATTTCAATCTATCACTCTGTTGGTGTAGTGCTGTGTTCTAATGGTCTAGTGGTGTGTGTGGTGTGTCCTATTGGTGCTGTGTTGTGTACCTGTTTGGCCTAGTCATGTGTGTGACTGTGTGTGTGTACCACCACGTATGGCCTAGTGGTGTGTGGTACACGATCAGCCTATTGACTATCGCACGTTAGGCCGTGTGGTGGTAATTGGCTGTAGCGGATCAGTGACGGCAAATCACCACTGATTGGCCTAGTGTACGTGGTGGTGCTATTCGGCAGTGTGGCTGGTGATCGGTTTATGTGCCCGTATTGGCCTCTGATTGCCACGCTAACTAGATCCTTTAGGTGGGTCGGTATTGCCTATCCGGTTTTGAAGATCAATCGATTCTCGCAAACGGGTGACTTTGCAGGTCAGACACGGTGCGCGGTGCTATTATGAGGGTTGTCATAACCGTATCTGACCTTAATGGGGCCGATCATGATCGCAATGCGTGATCACGTAGAAGTTACCGATCCGATCACTACTGCCGCGGGAACGTTCCGTATCGTCATCGATTACGATCCGGACGGACCGAACCTTAACCCGCGGGACAATTGGAACCTAGGCACGATGGTTTGCCAGACGAACCGCAACTATCACGTGCCTCGCGAGGGTGACCTAGTCAATACCATCGATGACGCCGTTGACCGTGGCGGATGGCGCCTGGCAGTGCGATACCTCACCGCGGCGCACGGCGCGGTAGTGCTGCCGATCTACGGCCGCGAGCGGCCTAGTAGTACAGGCGAGCTAGGCGAAACGGTGGACAACGATTCGTCAGTGTCCGGAGTAATCTACGCGATGCGCTCCGATATCGAGCGGACGCACGACTCACCGGTACCGAGTCATACCGAGGTCGCCGGATGGCTGGCCAGTGAGGTCGCCACGTACATCGCATGGGCAAACGGCGAAACGTTCGATTACACAATCGAACGCCTGGCCGATGACTGCGAGTGTGACGACGATGACTGTGAGTGCTGGTCAGTGGTCGCCGCTAGCGGCACCTACTACAGCACCGAGGAAGCCATCGAAGTGGCGCGCGAGAACGTGCCGACCGAACGGGAACTGACAGACGCTCAGTGGCTCACGGAGCTATTCGAGTTCGAGCTATGCGGCGAGTGTGGACGCGACGCCGATCAGCACATCGTACGGCCGGACGCGCTAGGCCTGCGCCACGCATGGTGCACCGACCCGATACCGGAAAGCTGGTCCGAACTGGCCACGGCAGCGGAGCTAACGCGTCGCCTTTCCCGCGATATCGAGGTCACCGGTCCGGCTACCGCGTATGCCGCTATCCGCCTTGCTGGCACCGTGAGTGGCTACGGTCCCGTTGCGATGCGCTGGACACCGCGCACGCTGTCTCCGGCGCGGATCGAGGCAACGTGGTGGCAGGAGACTGGCGAGCTGGCCAGCGTCGCCGTCTACGGCAACAGCACCGATCAGGGCCTAGCGTCCAAGGTCATTTACTGGACAGACATTCTTACCGAGGCACCGCGGTGGGTGCGCGAGTTCGTCACCGAACATCAGCCCCCGGCCGTCCACACGTGGGCTAACGGCTACGGCTTATGGTTCGCGCGGGTACCGGTGAGCGGTAACGCTGCGAGCGTGGCTAAGGCAGCGATCATGGGCGAGCTACGGCAGCGTGAGAGCAACGTGTGCGAGTCGCGCGTAGGTGTCGAATTGATCACGTCGAATCGTGACACGGTGGTTTACCGCGAGGTAGATCCGGACGAACAACCATCGGTAGCCGCTGGCCTGATTGCCGAGTCCGCAGACGGCACCATTGTAGCGCTATTCGAGCCGATCAGCGCGCGGTGGCTCACGGTGAGCGTACTCAACTCCGCGGACAGGTGGGAAGTGGTCGAACGGCAGCACGTGTCGGCTAGTTCGGCAGCGGTGGGTGATGTCAGGGTGAGCGCTATGGATATCGGCTGTCTAGTCGGTGCGCGGTTACTGATCGAGTTGCGTGACGGTAATGACGCCGTGCTTGACAGTGCCGAGATCACGGCTAGCTGACTACCAGCGGCGCGACGTTCGCACCCCTTGTGAGCGTCGCAGGGCATGGCGCACGCGGTTGCCTTCCCGCGTGTTGCACCCCCGGTGTGCAGGCGCGAGGTTCGCAATGTCCAGCGGGTCACCGCCTTGCGCTAGGCCTGTGAGGTGGTGGACGGATCCGGCTAGTCGGTGCCGCGGTAGTGCACGTGTGAACACGTAGTCGATAGGCCGTCCACAGAGCACGCAGGGGACGCGGTTGGCCTCACCGTAGGCCATTACCGCGGCTTGTGTCCGGCGCCACCGTGAGCCTTGACGTCCGGGGCCGGATTTGACCATCGAAATTATTCACCCATTTGCTGTGTCCGTTTAGTGCGTTTCCCGTGGTCACGCGGTTGCGGTTACTGTCATGCGCGCTTATGATAGGTGTTATAACCGAATCGCTGGACAGGAGCCGATCATGAGCAACACCTATACCTACAGTCGCCGCAACGGTATCCGCGTCCACACCTCGATTAAGTCGACTTTCCGCTACACGGTCGCCGTTTATGTCGCTGGACTGCTCAGCACTCCAGCCGCGGTAATCGCGTACACGGTCGCCACCCACTGACATCAGATTGACCCGCGAAACATTCCAGCCGAAGGAAATGATCATGGCAAAGATTCGAGCACGTGGCGCATATGAAATCGCCAGCGTCATCTGTGACCGACACCTAGCGGCAGGCGAGGCCTACACGGGCAGTCCAGCCGAGACGTTCCGTCAGAAGTTTGTCCTGCGATCCGATGGCGCAATCCTGCGCAAACTCGTTTGGGTTCAGCCCGATGGTGGCGAGCGTCGCGCGCACAGTAGCGCGTACTCACTGTGGACTAACCGCAAGATTAAGGCAGACCTGCGCAGCCGCGAAACGCTACTAGCGATGCTAGTGCGACACGGTTACACGGAGGTCACCGCGGAAGCACAGACGCTCGAACGCAAGGCGACCGCGCAAGCGGCGGCCGATAAGCGCAAGGCCAATCAGGGACCGGACGGCAGCGCTACGCAGTGGGCAGAGCTGCACGACGCCGCGCACGCCGCCGGTATGGCAGCGGGTGAGGCGAGCGTGCCCGTGCCCATGATCGTGCAGGAACACGCCAACCCACTTGACGATAGTTCACCGGTAGTGCAGTCCTACGGGCCGATTATGGACGGTTCGTGTGGTTCGGCTTATGTAACCATCCGCCCGGCTAACGGTTCGTTTGCCCGTTGGTTGAAAGCTAACCGCGGTGGGTTCCCCGCACACGGTGGCGGCCTGATGTTGTCGGTGCACGCGTTCGGGTCCGTGACGCGCAAGTTCGCCTATGCGCAAGCGTTCGCGGGAGTACTTCGCGAGGCGGGAGTGAGCGCTTACCCGTCAACTTGGGAAAACTGATCTTGC